GTTTTTTGACCTATATAAAAAGATCACCGGCAAAGCCGCAGTGATGTTAGATCGCACCGGAGACACGCTGACCTGGCTGCAGAAGTTTGTGGCAGATGCTGATGCACAAGGAGTTGATAGGGATGAAATCAAGGTATGTTTTAGAGACAGCAAGGATCGAGACACTGGTATCAATGAGTGGATTAAGTTGGCGGGCGTTGGCGGAAAAGTAGAGTCAGGAAGAATATTGATATTTGAATCACGCCCAGCTAAATGGTTGTTTAAAGATCAGAGTGATGTTACACTGTTAGTAACGAACAATGTATTTCCTCCTACGAATGTCATAACTAGAGACTGGTTCAACAGTCATCCTTGTGTGATATACCTTGGAGATATCAAACCATCAGAGACTAAAGGACAAAAAATTGTCGAGCTGTAAACTGATCATCCGAGACGAAGTCAACGTAAAATTTGAAGGCCTCAGCGTAGAGACTCGTCGAAAGATCGTGAACAAATTAAAATACGATCTTCCCTATGCTCGACACATGCCTGCATATAAACTAGGCAGGTGGGACGGCACTAAAACCTATTTTGGTATCGGCGGCACGGGATATCTCGCACATCTAGATGTGATCCTTCCTATCATCGAAGATTCAGGTTATGAGTTAGATATCGAAGATCTAAGATCGTTGCATAAATTTTCATTCCAACCCGTGTCGGAAACCTATTGGGCAGATCAGGGCAAAACATGGCCACAGGGACACATCGAAGCAGGAACTCCTATTGTGCTGCGTGATTATCAATATGATGTCATCAACAAATTTTTAGAAAATCCGCAGGCCCTGCAAGAAGTGGCTACAGGAGCTGGCAAGACCATAACCACAGCCACATTGAGCCATCTATGTGAACCGTATGGGCGTACAATGATTATTGTGCCTAACAAGAGTCTAGTAGTTCAGACTGAAGAAGACTATCGAAATCTTGGACTAGACGTTGGAGTATACTTCGGTGATAGAAAAGAATTAGGCCGCACTCACACTATCTGCACGTGGCAGAGTCTTAATATCTTAGACAAGAAAAGTCACGACGAAGCCACAATGACCCTAGCAGAATTCTGTGAAGACGTGGTAGCTGTGATTGTAGACGAAGTGCATCAGGCCAAGGCAGAAGTGTTGACAAAACTGCTGACACAGAATTTTAAAAACTGTGCCATACGATGGGGACTCACAGGTACAGTGCCCAAAGAAGCTTGGGAATATCAAGGCATACTGGCCAGTATTGGTCCAGTGATCAATCAGGTATCTGCACATGATCTACAGACCAAAGGTGTACTGGCGCAGTTAAACATCAATGTGTTACAGACTACAGATGTGCAGGTGTTTACATCCTTCCAAGATGAATACACGTTTCTAGTCACAGACGATACAAGACTTAAATGGATCGCTGATAAAATTACCAGCATATCTGCTGCTGGCAACACCCTGGTATTGATCAATAGAATCGACACAGGAAATAAATTAATTGCTTTGATTCCCGAGGCAGTGTTTGTGAGTGGCGGTATGAAACTAGGCGACCGCAAGGAAGAGTATGATGAAATTAAAACAAGTGATAACAAGATTATTGTGGCGACTTATGGTGTGGCCGCTGTGGGTATTAATATTCCACGTATTTTTAATCTGGTTCTTTTGGAACCCGGAAAGAGCTTTGTCCGCGTTATACAAAGCATTGGGCGAGGCATTAGACGAGCAGAGGATAAAGACCATGTGGAAATCTGGGACATAACCAGTGCCTGCAAATACAGCAAGCGACATTTAACAGAACGCAAAAAGTTTTATAAGGATGCAAAGTATCCGTTCACGGTTACAAAAGTAAACATATGAGTGAAAGAAAGTTAACAGAATGGGCGTTCCCCTACATTAAAAGTTTTAGGACATACATCGATATTGGTGCAAGTACTGGAAAAACATCTATTCCTTTTATAGGAAAATTTGAAAAAATTTATTGCTTTGAACCTAATCCTAGAAGTTTTGAAGAGTTATCAAAAAATAAAAATCTAATTTGCTATAATTATGCAATTGGGGATAAAAACGAAATTAAAGAATTAGTAATGAACGATTCTACAAACAATCCCGAACACGGATCAATTGCTGAAGAAAGAAATAAAGATTGGGTTACAGGTGAAAGATTTAAAGTTGAAGTTAAACGACTAGACGACTTTAAATTTGAATCAATCGATTTTATAAAAATTGACACGGAGCAATACGAGTTACAGGTTATAGAGGGTGCAATAAAAACAATTAAAAAACATAAACCTACTATATTTTTTGAAAATAAAAGAAATGAAGCAGACCAAGTAATCTTACTTTTATTAGATTTAGGATTCACAGTAAAAAAATGGAAAAGCGATACTATAGCATATTACACGGAATAAATTATGAAAATTTTAACATTAAACAACAGATCATTTGATCTCAACGAACTACCAGAAGAAGTAGATGAAGATACTAGATTTTCAGTATTAGATAATTCTAATCCTCAAGAACCTGATTTCTTTTTCATGCCATTGATATTTTTAGAATCGTTTAATTCGCCAGCAATACTGCTGCGTATAGGCGGCCACGAAGTTCAGATGCCGTTGGATTGGTGCATGGTAGTAGGAGACAAAGAATGCGGTTTAGATCCAGAAGTATTGCCTTTAACCAGTATCAATGAACGAGGGTTTGATGCGTTGGTGTTTAATCCTATCAAAGGTTTCAAGACGGATTTTTTACCCATAGAAATTATAAACATCTTTCAAGATGTTCGTTGGTATTTTCCTAAGATGAAAAACGGACAGTTACTAACCGTGCCCTTGCACGACGATCCAAATCCTCCCTGTGTGTTCTTTGTCAAAGAAGTCAGCAGGCAGAGCGAAATCGTACAGCTACACAAGTTGGTGTGAAATAAATACTCAGATAATTAAAGGGTACCATATGAAAGCAGGTAAAGTTTGGGGTCAGACAGAATTGTTAGAAGCTAACGGTGTACTTGAGTTTCACCGTATTGAAGCCAAGGCCGGCGGAGTATGTTCTAAACACAAACACAAATTTAAATGGAATGGTTTCTTTGTGGAATCTGGTGAAATGATTATTCGTGTTTGGAAAAATAATTACGACTTAGTCGATGAAACCTTGCTCAAAGCAGGTGAATACACAAAGGTTGCTCCGGGAGAATATCACCAGTTTGAAGCAGTTACAGACTGTGTAGCATTTGAGTTGTATTGGGCAGAGTTTGATCACAACGACATCGAACGAGAAACAGTTGGATTTAGTAAATGAAACTGATAAACCGTTGGTTTGTTCCGATAACAGAAATAGATTCTGTAATATTGACAGATGTTGAATTAGAAAACTGGACTTGCAGCGAAACCATTACTAAATCATTAAAATATGTAAAAAAGTTTGATTTTGCAATAGATGTAGGATCTTGGATCGGCGATAGTACTTCTATTATTTCCAGCAAATTTAAAAATGTTGTGGGATTTGAGGCTGACCCTGAAACATTTGAATGTTGTTGTAAAAATTTAGAAAAATTTAATAATATTACCCTTTACAATATTGCATTAAGTAATACTAAAGATACAAAAACTTTATATAGGGGAGCTTCGTCTTTTTCTTCTTGGATTAGTACTTCTGACGAAGTAATACCGATAAGTCAAAAAAATGTTCAAACAACAACTTTAGATCATTACGATTTTAAAAATGTTGACTTTATAAAAATTGATATAGACAGTCACGAGGGATTTTTCTTAGAAGGTAGCACTGAGTTTTTTAAAAACAATTCTCCAACAGTACTAATAGAATATAAACCAAGAGTACTTAAAAGACAAAGTAGCGAAATGCCCGATCCTTTAGAATTTTTATCGAATATAGGGTATCAAATTAAGGAACAAGTTAGCACTATCGATTTTGTTTTATCTAGAGAATAATATGATAACCGATGAATATAAAAAACAACTTAAAGAACTACAGAGTAAAAAAAAGTTTGGTAGCGGGTTAATTAAATACCCCGACGTGAAAAAATTTATCGAAACATATCAACCGACCTCTTTACTAGATTACGGTTGCTCTCAAGGTAGTTTAATTAAACAATTAAAAATTGACTTTCCTAATATAGATATAGACGGTTTTGATCCAGCTGTCCCAGATTTCGAAGTCATTAAGAAACAATTATATGATTGTGTTATTTCTAATGATGTTATAGAACACATTGAGCCAGTGTTTCTTGATCAAACCTTGAAACACATGCAAGAATTATTTAAAAACTATGCCTGGTTCGTTATTGCCTGTTACCCAGCAAAAAAATTATTACCTGACGGTAGAAATGCTCATCTTATAATAGAATCAACTGACTGGTGGCTTGATAAAATAAAAGATATTTTTAATAACTCCAGAATCATACACTATGAGGTGGTAGAAATTGCGTTAGGTAAACTAGAACTTAGGATAGTTTTAAATAAAAATGTATAACATCATTACAAGTTTTAACGAAACATATTGGCAAGAAATTGCCAGAGATAACGTACGAAGATTAGACCAGCTTTGGCCGGCTAACGAAACTATATTATTATACCATCAACTGTCGAAAATAGATTTATCTTTTTCTAATCGAGTTCAATGGATAGACCTTTATGAAAACTGTCCTGAACTTATTGTATTTTCTAATAAGTGGAAAGACGATATACGAGCAAATGGTCTGAACGGAAAAAAGAATGCATTTAGATGGAATGCTATTAAATTTTGTCATAAAACGTTTGCAATTTGGCATGCTGCCAAACAACAAAAAACTGGTTGGTTAATATGGTTAGATTGCGATGCAATACTATTAAAATCAATCGATAACAACTTTTTAAAAAAATCCTGTCCTGCAGATAAATGTATTTCTTATCTAGGAAGAAAAGGCAAATATTCAGAATGTGGATTTGTTGCGTACAATCTTGATCGACCCGAAACCCAAAAATTTTTAAAAGATTGGGAAGATCTATATCTTTCGGGAAAATTTATTGATCTTCAAGAAACTCACGATTCGTGGACCTTTGATCATATTAGAAAATCATTTAACGATCCTAATCTATTTTGTGACTTAAATGCTGCATCTACTACTGATAAAAATCCGTTTACTAACTCAGTAATTGGTACTCATATGGCTCATGCCAAGGGATCTGATAAGATTAAAACTACAATTAAATTAAATAAACAAATAAGATAAGGAACATACATGTCATATAGCAGTTTGTCCCCGAGGATGGGATCATGTGTTAGTAAAGGAACATAATGTATAATTATAAAGGATGGAGCTTTCCTGATATTGATTCTCACTTCAAAGATGCTGTGGGAGAATTTCCTGATTGTTCGTATCAACAAGGAGCATTAGATGCTGCTTTTAAATATGTTAAAAAATTTAACGTTGCTATAGATGCAGGTGCAAATATTGGTCTTCAGTCAGTTAGACTAGCACAAAAATTTAATCATGTGCATTCCTTTGAACCTACATCTGTTAATTATGATTGTTTGATTAACAATGTAAAAACATACTCGAATGTACAAGTGTATAAGACAGGTCTAGGAGAGCGTGAAGAATCTGCAATTATTAAGTTGCCTACCGAGTCAACAAACTGCGGTGCATTTTCTATTGTTGATTTTAATGACAATGCAGGTTCTGTTTTTACAGAAAACATAAAAATATTACCATTAGATCAATTCCAACTTTCACCCGATTTTATTAAAATTGACACGCAAGGATTTGAACTTTTTATTTTAAAGGGTGCAGAAGTTACTTTAAAAAATAAACCAGTACTTTTGTTAGAATGCGAAAAGAAACAAGAAAAACAACTAATATCGACCTATCTAATGTCATTAGGATATACTATTGTAGAGACTATAAGAAAAGATTCAATTTGGATAGTTAAATGAAATACGCCGTATGCAGAGAAATGATGAAGAATCGCTTTTCATCATGGACTGTAGAGCCTTGGAAACTAATGGGATTAGCAGTATACGACACAACGGCTCAAATACCCGATAATACAATTTTAATAGCAAGTCATTACGCACCGTGGTGGTCTCCGCTGAAAGAATGGATTGCTGAAGGTCGACCTTGGATTGAAATTGACTATGCTTATTGGGGCGACAAAAATACTGCAAGACGAATTACTTATAACGGACATCACAACATACACATTAATTCGCACCCCTTTTCTCGTAGTCATTTATTTTCAAATCCACAGATGCAGGACTGGAGATCTAGTTCAACCAATGAATATGTACTAGGGATTTTGCCAATCGAATCATTATTACTTCAAAGAACAGGCGAAGATTTAGAAAAATTTAAAATTCGACTCTCTAAACAAATATCTCAATATTGGAATGGACCTGTCAAGTGGCGGAAAAAAGTTGGAAAAAGTATGTTTTATACACTTCAACAGGATGTAAAAAACGCCTATGCAGTTGTAGGTGAACGCACAATGGCCTGTGTACAGTCCTGTTTGTTAGGAACTCCTGCTTTTACTGTAGATAACTCTATGACCACTCTTCTTATGGGAGGGATTGAAAATTTAAAAACTATATCTTATCCTGATAGGCAAAATTGGTGGGAACACATTTGTTGGAGTCAATTTCATGTAAAAGAATTTACTACTAAAACTCCTGCAGAATTAACAGAATACTACCAAATAGGAAATTGCATATAAACATTTAAGAAGAGAAATATTATGGGAACTCTAACTCCTGGTGCTACTTATATCTACGAGCGCAATGGTGAAGAAATCTACGCCAGAGAAGCAGGCAAGACCGAACGAACCATGATTGGTTATCAGTATGAAAACAAACCAGATCCCCGAACCGATGATGGCCGTCCATTGTACGAACATCTTAAAGAAGATAAACTGTGGGGCGAAATCCGTCGGGCGGCAAAAACCAACAAGGCCTTGCAATCTATTTTAGATCGTGCTATACTTGTGTATCATCTAAGCAAAGATCATGGGAAAAAATAAACACGTAGACCTATTCAAAGATATGATTCCTGCAGTAGACATGGGGGTCAAAGAACTTTGGGACGCTGCCACAGACGATGGCCGCAAGGAAATCAAAGGCGATTTCTGGAATCTCAATCGATACATCAGTTCGGTGAAATCCTCAAGCGCAGAACTGCAGGAACACTATGTACTCACCGTCAACGAATACTACAACAAGCATTGGGCTGATATACAACAGCATCCGCAATTGGTATGGCAGACTCTATGCCTCTGCAGCCATGAATCGAAAAAAACACATTTTCACGAATGGATTCCTCTGAAAACACGCAAGAACAAAAAGGAAGAATTCATCGCCGAACATTTTCCTAACA